CAGGATTTAATTCTGCTATTTTAACTTTTTCTATTTTCATTAGTAGCTATGATTATGTTTATGTTTATTTAATTCTCTTAATTGATTATTAAATTGTTTGTCTGTTTCTGCTTTTATATGACAAGCTCTACATAAAGCAATAAGGTTTTCTATTTGGTTTTTATGTCCTCTAGGGTCGCCCCCAATACCTCTAGCGTCTATATGGTGTATATCTACTGCTTGTTTAGAACAATGCTCACATAGTATAACATCATCTATAACATAATCGTAATAATCCATATATATTTTTACATACTTCTTCATACTTTACAACTTTTTTCATATACCTTTTTAAGATTATCTATTATTTGTTTATTACATGGGGAACAACTTTTCCATTGAGGATTTTGACCAAACACCCCTTTGTATAAAGCATTAACAATAGTTTTTTCTTCTCTATTTAATCTTTGATTCTTTTCTACTATAGGCATTACTTCATCATATATCTTTATTTCATCTTCTGTAAACTGTCTAATGTTCTTAAATCTTGGAAACATTTGATTTAATTTCTTGCGTCTTTCTTCGCACTTATTACAATCTTCTCCTAATATAGTTTTAGCCAACTTATCTATACCAGTAGCTTTTGTGAATTTTTTTATATCATCTCCGATACCTTTTGATTTTGTCATAACTTTATAAATTTATATATTATGTAACTTATTATTGGCGTACTCATCATTATAGTAAATATGTTTAAATGAGGCTCCCCACAAAAACCAAAGAAGTGTTTTATAAATTCAATCATTTTAAACTCTTTAAATAATTCTTAATAAATCTAATTGACTTCCCTAATGTACTTCTATTTATCTTTGTTTCTTTCTGCATTTTATTTAAGCTAAAACCCTCTCTATAATATATCTTAAATACTTCTACATCAAACCAACTTAAATGCTTTAGCTTTTCCTCTATCCATTGTAATCTATCTTCTTGTTCCTCTAACTTCTTCATTTTTTCTTTTGTTAAAGGCTCTTTAGTATAAATATAAAATTCTTTTAATTGTTTCTCATTGTATTGTTTTCTATACTTTTTATGATAAGGACTTGTATTACTATGGTATTGATTCATCATTATTCTGACTATATAAAATGTAAGTTTTTTTTGTTCTATAATATCTTTTATTTTTTCCTTATCTGAATTGTATAAAGCTAATATTGTTTCGTGTAACAAATCTTCATAGTCAGGGTGTCTATTGCTAGTTATTCGTTTAGATATATCTAACAAATTCTGATAACTTTTATCTAAATAGTCATTTAGTTTTTCCAAAGCTCTACAAATAAATTAACCCCTGTTTGTTTTAACGCGTTGTATTCCCATTTTCCTAATGGACTAATTTCTACTACTACCATTTGAGGATTGTATTGATCTTGTATAAAATCTATCTTGTTTAGTATATATTCATCTTCATCAATTATATTTTGTGTTTCCTTATGTATATAAACATCATTTGTTACACCCCTATCTACATCAAATAAAAAGTATCTAAAGTTTTCTCTACCGTCTTTTGTTCTAATATTTTTTGGTGGACTATGTTTTTTTCTCATATCGTTTTAGTATAATTAGTAAATATTTCTATAAATTCTTCTAGTGAATAACATACAACTGCTTTATATCCTCTAGCAGTTAAATTAGCTATCCATAGTTTTTGGTCTTTACTAGGTTTGTTATATTTAACTTTAAGCTCTACCATTAAACCATTGTACTTTAAATTAGGCTCAAATATTAATAAATCTGGTACACCTTTTTTATAATGTTTTTTAACTAGAGCTTTTTGTTTGTAGTTCCCTTTACCTAAATAAACACCCCCTAAAGTTGAAGTCCAAAGTATATGAGGGTAATAGTTTAAATAATCTACTATACTATTATGTAAATCTTGTTCTTTCATTTAAGTTGACTTTTTATATATTCCCAAGTTAAAGCTCCTAGTATAAAAACAAATACTATTAATATTATTAAACTTAAATTACTAATTGCTATCATTTGTTATAAATATGTTAATTTGAAATATTAATAAGTATATATGTATTTCCCAATACGTTCTTATTTCGTCAGGTGCAAAGTGTCTTACCCCTAACATTAAACCATTCCTTATTAAAGTAATAAACATCATACTTTTTTTCTATACCTAATATAACCTGTTGCAGTTTCTATACGTTCATAACCACAATTTTCTACTAGGTGTTTATAAAACTTATTTACCTGTGCTTGATCGTCTTTAATTCTGTTTAAATATGCACTATCTAAAAAGTCAGGCATATTATTTGTACTACTTCCTCTACTAAAATTCTTTTGGTTTCTTACCCAACGTTTAAGTCTTAAATTTGTATTCCAAGTTTTTTCCATTTCAAACCTCATTTTTTTACCATTATCTTCTGTCCAATATTCTATAAAATCTTTAATAATACTTTCTTCTATATCTAAATTCATTTCTGCTATACTTTTAGTAAAAATCATTCCTCTAGCTAGTATATCATTATTATTTTTAATTCTTATTTCTTTATTATTATTAATAGACTTTGAATTTTTTAATATCTTGTTATTAAAATTTTTACAATCTAGTTCTTCAGTTTTTTCAATTCTAGTATTTAAAAAATTTAATATCTGGGAATGGTCTATCTTAAAATGTTTTTTAGCTGGTACACCTTTAAGCACTACCTGAATTATGCCCCATTTCTCAAGCACAGATAACGCTTGTCGAATTTGATAATAACTTAAAGTTGTACTACAGCTTATATCATTTGTTACATTAAAAAAATAGCCCCCATTATTTTGAGAGCTATCCTTAAAGTATTCTTCTTTTTGTATAAGATCAGATAAAACCAAACTAGCATCCACGCCTAAATTAACGAGAAGACATTTATTTAAAATTAAAAAAGGCGTAGTTGCTAGTATTGATTTTTTCATTTGAATAAAATTATATAAAAATATTTTACATTTTATAAAATTAAATTATTAGTTATTAACATTGAATAGTTAAAAAGGCATTTCAACTACTTTCTTGTCTTTAAGAAATTCATCCCATTTTAAAGTATAATTTTCTACTTCATCTACACTAATAACACCTCCTGCTGCTAATTCTATTGCACCTTTAAATGCTACACTAAATCTTATATCATTTTTTGTTTCATCATTAGAATTTGAATAACTAGACGTAGATGTAGTGTTGTTAAACTTTGATTCACCTTTAAAAACTGCTTTTACTTTGTTTTTGTGATCTATGGTATATTCCATTTCTTGACCTACTTTTTCATATATTTCTTTTTTCTTTTTATACATTTTTCCAATATCGCCATTTTCAAAGGCTATTGTAAAAACATACATATCTAAGAACATATCTTTTTGTAAATTTAATTCCGTAATAATTGATTTTTTAATTTCCATTTTTTTAGTATTTAATTAATAATTCGTTAATATCAAGATTGACTATTTCACATAATAATAAAAGTTCACTCACTTTAAATGAAAAAGGACTATCTAATTTCGCCAACATTGTGGGGTATGATAGTCCTAGTGATTTAGCTAAATGATTTTTTCTTATTTTGTTTTTCATCATTTCCAAGATTAATGTATCTCTTACATCATCTTGATTTTTAAATTGTGTAAATTTCATAAACAATAAATTTTTACAAATATAATTAAAATAACTTTACAAAAATAAAAAGATATTAACATAGATATTGTTAATAAAGTATTAATTATTTATTTGTTTTATTAAAAATATTTTACATATATTTGTGTAAACAAAAATTATAAGTAATGAAAAAAGATATAAAATTATTAGAAGAATATAAAACTATTCTTAACAATAGAATAAAAGAGTTAGAAGAAGAACAAAAATTATATGTAGATAATTATGCTATTTATTCTAACATACAAAATAGAATACTAGAACTTCAAAGTCAATGGTATGCAGTACAGGGTTTAATTATAAAAAATATATAACTATGGAATTAATAATATTTTTAACTTTCGCATTAGTAATTAAAGTTTGTGAATATGCAAACAATAAAGGATATAGGTAATGAAAATAATAATAGATAATAAAGAAGTAAATATAAATACTATAAAAATAGAAGATGTGCATTCTTGGGATTACCCTGAATATTGTGACGCTTTTGTAAGTTTTGCAAAATTTATTGATGGAAAAACTTTAAGTCCTCGCCAATTAGATATAATTACAGATAATTATCCTGAATTAATAAATGATTTAGCACATCAAATAAATACTTAAACTATGAAAATAACAATAGATGCAGATACACTAGCTATAACATTAGCACATAATAAAGTAGAAAAAAAGTATGAAGATTTAAACATAGAATATACTATAAATAACTATGATGAATTTAGAAGTTTTAACTACACTAAAGACGCACAAAAAGACTTTGATAAATACTACAAATATTTTTATAACATAATAATAGAAAATCAAAAGAAATGACACAACAAGAAATAATACATAATTTATCAAATCAAATTAATTATTTAGAAATAGAACAAAATCATTATGGTATAGATAATTCAGAAATTATTAATAAATTATATAATGAAGTTTATGAAATAATAGAAAACAAGTAAAAAAAATGAATCAAAAAGAACAACTATTAAAATACTTCCAAGACCACTTTAGTATAACTACCTTAGAATGTATGCAAAAACTTTTAATACTTGACTTACAGGGTACTATTAGGAATTTAAAAAGTGACGGACATAGAATAGAAAGTTTTTATATTAGCAAGAAAAATATGTATGGTGATGTTAGAACATTTAAAAGGTATTATTTAATACAAACGCCTTTAGATTATGAAAACTTTGAAAGAGAAAGAATTGTTTTAAAAGATATTATATTATAGAGTAGTTTCTTTTTTCATTACTTTACTACTCGGAATAAGGGTAATTATATTAGCAGGGATAACATTCTAATATTTTTGCCCTTATTTTTTATAGCTCCATTAGTAGATTAATAGGTAGCTTACCATTATTTAAAACAACCCCACAACCAATAGCAGGTTTCTTTCCATATTTAGCATAAGCCATAGCGTAGCTTTCGTGATTGATTCCACAACCTACTTGCATACCAAACACTCTAAAATTCTGACCTACATAGTGTTCACAATAGGCTTGTGTATGTAAATGCCCCTGTACTGTATTTTGCATATCTGCCCTACATTTACTGCGACTTGTACCACCCTCTCCATGCAAATATTGTACATTATCTTTTTCGTATCTTTCTACAAAATTCCAACCAGGCACTTCTAATACTTCTTTATAGCTTTTAATCCATTTGCTTGGTATAGAGCTTGTTTGTCCTTTACGGAAAATCATTCTATCGTGATTTCCAATTATTACAGTTGCTTTTGGAAATTCTTTATACCACCTAGCTATACGCTTTATTGACAATTCTAATTCATCTGCTCCACCCATTCCGTCTGCATTTGTTTCGTGGTAACTTGCATAATGATTATCTATTATATCACCAATAAAAACAACTTCTGTACAATCAAATTGTTCATATTTAGATACACAAAATTCTAGGTATTTGTCTAAGCAGAAAGGCTCGTGTAAATCTCCAATGACTAATACATTGTTTACTACACCACCATTAGAAACACGCATTTCTTTTATTAAATCGTGTTCTGCCTTTGTTAATCTTAAACGATAATCTTTTTTGATATTATTTCTTTTTAAGTTTCTCAAATGAGCGTCCTCCAAAATAACTTCCGACAATAGTTATCAAAACCATAGTCAATAAATCCGTCCATTTACTAGCCACTTCAAACTCAATACTTCCACTATCAATAAACACAAGTAGCATAGTGCAAACTATACAAAATATTAATACTAATGGTCTAACAGACCTAGTTAGCACATTACCATTAGCGTCTGCTTCCCACCTAGCAGTAATGTTTTTTTCAACCTCTATTTTATAAGAGTTCATTATTTCTTTAATCTTTGCTTTAGCGTTTATTTTTTCTTCTTTGTTTGTTACAACACCGTCTATTATTTCACCAACGCTATCTATAACTTTTTCAGTTCCTAATAATTTTTTAAATATCCCCATAAATATCTTCACTATTAATTAATGTATATGTAAACTTGTTCCCCCATATTTCTCTAGCTTTATAACAAGCAAATATAAACTCTGACCAATCATCATTACTTGCTATTACTTGACACCCTGCACTCCACTTATCCACTTGTGTAGATTTCTTTCCTGCTCTTGCAGTAGCTCTATGTATGTTTATACCAAAAAAACCTGCTTGTGTGTTGTTATCATCTAAATCATAACAACCGTCCTTATTGTTATCTCTATATACTGTTACCTCACCCTCTCTCTGTGCTAAACAATCGTAAATTCCTCTGTGCTTGTCTATTCTGTATGATTTGTATTGTCCAGGCTTTAAACAAGCCACACCCTCTACTCTCATTATATTCTCTACCCAATATCTACCAGGGTCAGTAGTAGCGTCAAAACTATAAAATTTCCATTCACCCTCTACTTTATAAGATAGTGTAATTTTATCATCAAACTTATTAGTAACTTCATCACCAGTAGAGCTATTTCTAACGCCTACAATGTTTAAATTATAATCACCTTTTTCAAACCAATTATAACCTCTATCTTTTACTGTTTCTTCAATAAGCTCTCTAGTTAATTTCATTATTCAAATTTACTAATTATTATACTATCTATTTTTGCTTGTACTTCTTTCTTGTTAACATTTAGTTGGAAAAGTAAGTTACCTGTAAAACGGCAAACTTCTTGAGAATTGTTAATAACTACTAATGTTGGTAGAACATCTATGTTATATTTTTCTTGTAGTGCCGTACCAATCCCAATATCTGCCTTAACAGTATTGCAATCTTCCAGGTCTTTTAAGAAACTACAAGAATTTTTATCGTTCCACTTTGCCCAAAACTCTATAACAACAATCCCATTAGTTTTAGTGTGCTTATTTAAAGCACTTTCTGTTGTCACAGTTGTCTGAGCTATGGATTGCCCTACCAACAATAGTAGTATGTATTTTAGAAATTTCATTTTAATTCATAAACTCTTTCCTCTATCTTTTCTACTTGGTTTTCTATTTTGCCTAGTTTTTCTGCATTTGACATAACCGTTTTACTAATTAATTCTAGCTTTAAATCAAGCTCTGACCGTGATATTTCACTTTCAGGAAGCCTTTTTGCTAGTTCTATTTCATTACTTAAAACATAATATTGTCCAACAAAGCTGCTAACTAAAACAACTATAGCTATAATACTTTTTAATGATAGAGTAAATTTACTTGATTCTGAAACTTCTGTAGCCATTATCTTTTCATATTACAAGATTTATCTGCTAATCCCTGACCTATGATTAGAGCTACACCAACAACCAATAAGCTATTCATTTTTGTAGCACAAATTCCTAAATCTTCTGAAAACATTATTACCATTAATATAGAAAAGCCATACCAAAATTTTCTACTGTTTACAATTTTATTTATTACTTCTTTCATTTTTTAATTTAATTTAAAGTTAATTTTTCCATTTTCTATATATAATCCTTTTCTTCTATATATTTCTTTTCCCTCAATATTATATATTTTATTTTCGTTTTGTGATTTTTTAATTATCTCAATTATACCTGTATTATCACATGGTAAACCAGTTAAACAATCTATATATTCTGTTATTGTTAATGTATCTATTGTATTTATATACAAAGTATCAATAACATCAATATAAAGAGTATCAGTTATAAATATAGTATCACCTATATTGTATATATCACAATCTGCTAAAGTAGTAGGCTCTGCACCATTTTCATCTGAATTATCTACACAGTCGCTCCAACCGTCATTTAAATAAAACAAACCGTCTAAACCATTAGGAACACAACCATTAGGTGAATAAGAAGTCCAGTTACTCTCATCATCACCACAATAAAAACCATTTTGCTCAACGCATAATTCACAATTTGTTTGACCAAAGCCAAAACTAAACACAAAAAATAATAACAATCTTTTCATAATTAAAATATTAAATAGTTAAACCCTAATTTACATTCATAGATAGGTTTTTCCCAATATCTTAAATATGTACCCTCTATAAATATTCCTAGTGATTTAGTAATCTTCCACCCAGTAACTAAACCTAAATCTAAATCAATAGGCAGTTGTTCATATTCATAACTAAATTTATTTAGTCCATAATGATAAGGCATTACATTTATCCAACTTAATAACCAAAAGTCATTACTGTACTTATAATAAGAAACACCAAGCACTCCAGAAAGCTCATAAACGCTACCTAATGCACTTATTTCATTTCTGTTATATTCTGCTATTGCAGAGCCAAAATAATGCTTAAAAAACTCATCATTTGAAGTAGCTAATAATTCACCATTTTTAAACCAATGAAATCTACCATTAACAAATTGATTAGAATAGCCAAAATCTTCTGCTAAATCAAAAAAACTTTCTTCACCTGCTTCCCAAGTATCTGCAATAGGATTGTATCCATATACAGGGTGACTTCTACCTACAATACCAATAGTAAAATCCCACCTACCTTTATTAATTCTATGTCTAGTATCAAATGACGTAAACTGTAAATCTCTAGCTTCATCATTCTTTACTTGAATTTTTGTTACCCCATTATGTCCTAAATATCTAATCCAAAAATCTTGATTAGTAAGTTTTTCAGAACGGTGACGTATAAAAGAATAATTAAGTAAATACTCCCACCCACTATTATTACCAATAAGAGTATTATCGCTATAGCTTTGCTCATCACCGTAGTACCAAGTTTTAACTTTTTGCTCAAAGTCAAACCTAGCAATTTTACGAATCCCAACAGTAAAGTTGTAATCATAAGGGTTAATTTGTGTAGTTTCTTCATATCCTTTGTTAATTGCAATAAAATCTTCATCTTCTATCATACTTGTATTCATACTCATTGAAGTATAAAAAGTAGCATATTTAAAAAACTGAGCATTACAAGTAGCTAAACCAAATACTACTATAATTAGTAAAGCGTATATATACTTAGAAGCGTCCATTATAATAATTTTATTATATGATAAGTTACATAGACATCCATACTAAAACCCCCTCCCCAATTATTAGAAGCAGAAAGATATAAAGGTATATTGTCTATAGTAGGAAATGCAGATAATCCCGTAGTTCCTATTGTACTAGCATTATTAGAAACAATATATTGAGCATTAACAGTTACACTAGCCATAAAAGCAGGTATAGAAGCACAACCAAAAGATACGTCATTGCTGCCTGTATGCCCAAATATTAAAGTAATTTTACCAGATTCGGTGCTTGAATAAGTTACATCACAATAAAAATGAAAAGGAATAACTGCATAGCCACTACCTGGTGCAGATACTAAAGTTTTAGGAACGGTTTTTAATGATTGTGTTTCTGCTGCACTAACAGAAATTTTATCTGTTTGTATTAAAAATTTAGAATCAAATTTTTTACTTGTTCCTGCACTACTTCCTGTAGTATCAGAAACATCTACTACCATTAATTGGTCGCCACTACCTGTTTGTTCTGTTAGAGCTGTTTTGTCTGTTAGTCTTACATTCGCCATTTTGTTTCAAATAAGTTTTAAGTTTATTAATATTTTTTTGCCTTTCTTTGACTTTTTGTTTAGTTATCATTTTAACAACATATAGTTATATCTGCTCCCTGTAAAAAAGATTTAGCTTTATTACTTAAAGGTGCAGTATCAAGATTTAACCCTGCATAATAGTTTTGAGTAGTAGGTGTAAGGTCTGCACCAGTATTAGTAGAGTATTCAGGAAAATTAGATTGATTGTTAGTAATATAGTCAATTAATCTTTCTCTATAAAATTCACCCTGGTCTATACTAGCATTTATAAGTGGTTTTAAATCTTCGTGGCTTACGCTATTACCCTGTTCGCTATCCATTGTTACAACACTATTATTTACCATTCTTAAACGTAAAAAAGGTAAAACAGTAGCAAAAGCAAACTGTACTAAAGCAGGTTGTATATATGTTTGTAATAATGTTAAATAATTACCTGTTAAACTACTACCCTGAATGTCTGATATTAGCTTAGCGTTTAAATCAGTACCTAGTATTGGTAGTATGTATCTATCTTGAGCCATTAGTATATAAGGTAATAATAAATTATCATCTACTGAGCCACCTAAAGCACTATCTCTTTTTAATCTATCTGTACTTATGAATAATGTATGTTGTATCGCCATATTTTAACTGTATTTACCTCTTGTTGGAGTATTAATAGGAGCAGTTGTAGCTAAAGTATCATTAAAAGGCATATTAGCTCCCATTCTCTCTGCAAAAGCATTTGTAACTTTTTTATAATTTCTAATTGTTGTGTCAGGTAGCACTTGTCCACCTTTATATGTTTTTCCGTCTATTTCTATTGTCTTTCCTTTAGGTACTCTTTTTCTAAAATACCAAACTCTTTCCCAAAAATGATGACAATAAACACCACCTTTCCAATTCCAAACTGAATAAGTGTTACTACCATTTTTACCAAAACCTGGATTAACTGCCCTACTACCTGA